CAGATTGATCATGTTCTTAGCCCTCCTTCTTCTTGCCCAGCAGGTCAGCGACCATGCTCCGGGCGTTGGTCATGCGCGCCTCGGGGGTGTCGTTCTTCTCGCCGTCTTCGCCCTCGGGCGTTTCGACTGCGGGGGCAGGAGCGGCAGGAACGCCCTCGGTGCCGGATTCCTCGCTGTCGTCCTTCAGATCGGTCAGAAACTTCTTGCCCTGCTTGGCGGCGTTCTTGGCCGCTGCCATCAGCAGGTCGGCAGCAGAGCAGGGCTTGTCACCGTACTTGGCCTGCTGCACGTCCGTCGCGTCGAGCAGACCGGAGATCTCGTCGATCTCCTGCATACGCGCACGCTCGGCCTGGATCGCGGTGTTGACCGCCTCAGTGTGATCGACAGAAGCACGGGCGTCGGCCTCCACCTGGGCGATCTCGTCCGGGTACTTCGCCCGGAGCTCTTCCTTGGTCATGGAAATTCCTCCTTCATCGCCGGTGACTTCCGGCTTGTTTTTATCTGTCTCAACCGGGGCGGAGGCCTCGGGTGTGACCGTGGGAATGTTGTCCGGCGCAAACATGCCGGGGGCAAGGTGCATCTGCCGCCCGTTCACGAACAGGCTGCGCCCGTCCGCGCTGGCGGCGATGCTGGTCGGCTCCGCGTCCTCGATCAGTTCGTCCGCAAAGCCCTTGTCGATGGCCTCGCGGCCTGTCATATAGGTCGTGTCCGCCATCATGTGGGAGATCACCGTGGCCGACAGCCCGGTCTTGCGCGTGTAGACCTCCATCTGCATCTTGTCCCACGCCTCCTGCTGGGTAGCCTGTTCCCGTAGCTCGTCGGCGTTGTAGCCGCCCCACAGGAAGGTCCAGCATTTGTGGATCATGACGAGGCTGGAGGGATTGACCCTGACCGTATCGCAGGCGCACATGATAAGACTGCCGCCGCTCATGGCAACGCCGTCCACGATGCAGGTAAGCTTCGTGCCGTTCCGCGCCAGCTCCCGCAGGCGGTTGTGGATCATGTTGGATGCTCCGGCGTCGCCGCCGTAGCTGTTCATGCGGATAGTGATGGACGTGCAGCCGGAGATCTGCTTGAGGTCCTCCAAAAACTCGGAGAGAAGGATGTACTGCCCCTCGACGGGCTCGCCCCACCAGTTCGTGGGCTGCTCCTCGTAGATGTCTCCATACATGGTGATCTCGGCATCACTGCCGTCCACCGTGGCCATCGTATAGACCTTTTTCGAGATGCTGACGGCGGGAGACTTTCGCCCAGCTCTCTTTGCCGGAATACTCATGCGCTTTACCTCTTTTCTTTCCAGATATCGCTTGACGGAATGTAGGGACTGTTCAGCCACTCGCGGATTCCCGCGCGGCAGTTCTCGTTGCAGCGGCGCTCCATGTTCTTCGGGCAATAGGCGCAGTAGTCGCTTGCGTAGTTCCAGATGGCGAGCGCCATGCTCCGCACATTCAGGCTTTGCAGATGCTCGAAGTTAGTCTTCATCGCCGTCACCTTCTTTCGGCGATGCCGATACAACGGTGACCTTGTTGCCTCCTGCCTGTGTCAGCAGCTCGTTTTCACGCTGCAGCTGCTCCACGTTCTCCTCCCAGTCGCCGCCGCTCATTTCGCGGCTGACCTGCTCGTGGGTCTTGATGGCGTTGTCGATCAGCATGAGGGCGGCTTCCGCCTCCTTCTTGGGGTCAAGGCTGCCCTGCACGGGGCCGATCCAGCGCGCGCCGCACCATGCCTCCCGCACAAGGGGATCTATGAAGAAGCCGGGGGCGTTGATGCGCCCCAGAGCGACCGCTTCGGCCAGGAACATCTCATAGACCGGCTGGCAGAAGTCGTCCACAAACCACTTCCGGCGCATTTTGAATGCTTCCCACGCCTCCAGCAGCGCGCCTCGGCTTGCGGAATAGGAGCTGTTGAACTCCTTGATCAGCACGTCGTAAGGCAGCTCTAAAGCTGCGCCGACCAGCTTGCACAGCGTCTTGACAAAGGTCTCAAAGCCAGCGGTGGGGATGTTCGGATTACCGAAGTTGACCTTTTCCCCGGGGGCGAGGTGCGTCACCGTACCAGGTCCCATCTCGTACTCGTTGTCATCATCGGAGATGTTGTTCGCCATCGGTCCACCGTCCGCGTTGACCTCGGCGGGGACGCCGGCAATATCCCCTGCGCCTACCTCGTTGAAGGGCGTATCGGAGGGGTCGGTCTCCGTTTCGATCCATGCAGTGAAGAAGCTCTGCACCAGCGCCGCCATCAGCTCGGACTCCGTATAGCGCCGAAGCTGGAGCAGCGGCTCGATGACCTGCGCCAGATAAGGAACGCCGCGGTACTGGTCCGGGCGCTCACTGTCCATGATGTGGAGAATGTTCGGCAGGCCGGTCTTGGCGCCGTAGGCCTCAACGCGCTGCCACTTCTGCGGCTCGCTGGTGATCTGGTGCGGGTAGGTGTTGCTGATGTGATAGGCGACCACGCGGCCGTTGCTGTCCACCTCCACGCCGTCGTAGACCTTGTGGCCTGCGCCAGGCTTTCCCTCGGGGATCTTGCCCTCCACGAAGCCGCCGATGGTGACACCGCCGCCATATTCGCTTGGCGTGCAGGCGCGGTCCGCCTCCACGATGTGGAGCCGCAGGGTATAGGGGTTTAGCGGTGTTGCCGGGTATCGCTTGACCAGTGCGAACACGTCGCCGCTGAG